TTTAGTGTCTTGAGTGATGATACTAATATCTCTTACATACGAATCATAGAAACCAGCAATACGACTATATGGATTTATGATTTGATCTGTCCAGTTATCAAAATAACTCTTAACTTGCATTTGGCGATCTACTAAAAACGTTAGCTGAACGCTTTCAAAATTTCTATCATATACAACTTCACGCTGTTCACCATATGTTCTTACAGGCTGGGATGCAAATGACAAACTTGGTAGAAGTGCTTGTTCACAAAATAGTTCCACTAAATTTGCGTTAGAACTAGTAGGACTAGAAATAGAAACCGTAAAACGATTTTGTCGAGCAAGACTACTTCTTTTTATGTTAGAAATAAATTCATTTAATGAGCGCGCTGTCATTACATTCCTCCAGTGTTTTTCCACACTTCTGTGACTGATGCCTTATGGAAGCTTTCCACCGGCATCATTAATGCTGTGGTCCAATCCGTTGGCGTTATTATTTTTAATTGTGTCATAAGATGATCTGACAAATAACTCTTTACGCAGGGTTCTACAAGCCTATGTTTAGAGATACCTTGTAGTAATCCCCATGACATTTTTAAACGAGTTGTCTCATCTAAACCTTTAGTTGTTTTGAATTTTAGAAGATTGTCTAAGAGAACTACTCTAAAACGATAAGATAAATAATGAAGATTGAGACCCATAAATCCATTTTCAGTTTTTCTAAATGGAAAGACTAAAGGAAACGAATCATAATACGGAAGTTTGTCTTTTGTCTTGGGATCATAGAAAAACATGTATAAGTTACCCGGTTTTATCGTAGAAGCGTACGCACCAGAATGCTGATACATGCGCGTAGGTTTAATGCCCTCTTTTCTCAAAAGAGTAGCCTGTTGTCTAAACCATGTTCTAGACTTTGTAACTATCGAAGGATCATATTTGTGCTTTTCAAACACATCGAGCATGCTTGTCATTTTATTCCTAAATGGTTTTCTGTTAAAACTATAAATTCCCAGCCTCGATCTTTTGCATAATTATTAGCTGCCTTAAATTTTGCCTCGTTTACTCCCCAAACCATAACTTCTTGTAGAAATCTTTTAGTTTTACGAGAAGGAGGTATTGGAGGACGAGTCTGTGAATCAGGCTTAATTTCAACCAAATACGTTTTTACGCTTCCATCAGTTTTTCTTATTTGTATCTTAAAATCAATAAAATATCTATGTGCTTTATTATCAATCGGAGAAACATACGGGACTATCGTTTCTTCAGAACTCCACTTCAAAACAGAAGGATTTTTATCACACCAGATCGCAAACTTAGTTTCCCAACTCGATCTCATAACTATATTGGTATGATCTCCAGTGTATTTGTCTGGATTGACAGGTTTGTACTTTCTCTTGTGAAACATAGATAAATAATTATAGCACACTATTAACTATTTATAGGAACTTTCATGGCGACACAATCCCTCAAAGCCGTTCCAGTAACCACATATAAACCAAAACAATTCGATCGAAACAAGTATGTTGTCGAGGGTTTGCAGTATCCATCAGATTTGATGGGATTAACAAGTGATCCACAGACAGGTTATTCACAATCCAACTATGGATCTAACTGCGTTGTATTCTACATAAACGTAAATGAAGAATCTCGAATGATAAAGAATAAGACAACTGACACTGTAGATATTGGAGACAATGAAAGAGTCGCTAAACAACTGGCCGGAAAGAATTATACTCAAGAGCAAACAGTTCTTGCGCAGGCCGCCGTTGGTGGAGGATTGGGAACACTTCTAGGATCTTCTGGAAGTGGAGGTCTCAAAGGTGCTTTATTAGCTGGAGCAGGAGCTGCAGCGGTTGCAACCAACACAGAAAGTTCTACATTCTCTCGTCCTCAGAAGAGATTAAAGACTGCGATTGCTCTTCATGTTCCTAATCAACTATCAGTTAGATACGGTGCAGGTTGGTCGGAAGAAGAAACATTTGCAATGCAAGCTTTGATTGATGGGGGAAAAGAAGCTGGACGCGCTTTGGAAGAAGCGGGAAAAGCTCTTGCTAGCGGTAAAGGAAAAGAGTCAGTTAACTCTATCATAGGAGGCGTTAAGAATTTATCTCCTATAGTTGCCGCAGCAACGCTTAAAGGACCTAATGGCGGTGCAATGTCAGCAATGACCGGATTGGCTCCTAACCCAATGAAAGAACAGGTGTTTAAAGGAGTTGATTTTCGTACATTCACTATGGAGTATCAGTTTGCTCCACGCAGTTTAGAAGAATCAAACAACGTAAACAATATTATTCAAACGTTTAAATATCATATGCATCCAGAATATAAAGATGCAAACAACTTCTTGTTTCTATATCCTTCTGAGTTTGATATTGAATACCATCACAATGGTCAAGAAAACTTAAACATCCATCGTCATACCTCGTGTGTACTTACTGAACTTAACATCAACTATACACCTAATGGTAACTTTTCAACGTTCATTGGAGGTCGTCCTACACAGATTAATGTGTCTATGACATTCAAAGAACTTACTGTTCTTACAAAAGAACTTATTGCACAGGGTCTATAATGTACTTTGCAAACTTTCCAAAAATAGTATACGATTTCGATTTATCGAAAGGTACTGACTATAGAGTAGTCACCGATATAACACGTAACGTAAGAGTTCGCAAACAGATTCTTGAAAACATTACTCTTTACGATTATTACGATATTGCTGAAGGTGAAACCCCTGAAATTATTTCAGAAAAAATATATGGCACTCCATATTATCACTGGGTTATTATGCTCGTGAATCAGCGATATGATTATGTCAATGATTTTCCATTATCACAATTAGAACTTGATTCTTATATTGATAACAAATACGGTAACAAAAAATACCACGTTCATGACTACAGTGTAGATGGTTTTATAAAAGAAGGAATAAACACGCTAGTTCTTAGAGATTCCGCAATTGATGGCGGCGGAATTGGAGAAATGGCTGTAGGTAAAGTTCTTACGAGCGTTACAAATGGATATGAAGCGCGTATTGATGACATTATAGTAGAATCAGATAATATCAATGTGACTATTGAAGTTTCTCTTAGAACTGGAAAATTTGCTCCAAATGAAACTGTAAAAATAAGAAATGAAACCGCGTATGCTGAAGTTGTTTCATGTGTTATACCAGGACAATATACGACTACTAGTAATTATGATTACGAGTTTAATTTGAATGAATCTAAACGTAGAATTAAAATAGTAGATCCAGCGTTAGTAGAACAATTAGTTAAAGAGTTTAAAGATATTTTATGAATTCAGCGACAGAAAGTATTCGCTTTGCAGGCGACGTAAATATACGTCGTTTAGATGTAGTATCGTCTGCAAACTATAAAGTCGATATGACTAATCAGCTGATTGGTATAGAGATATATGAAGATATGTTTTCTCCATTTATAACGATGGCTATTACTGTTAGAGAATCTCTCGACTTTATAAATGCACTTCCTCTAAGAGGTGAAGAGATTGTCAATCTTGAAATTTCTACTCCTTCTTTTAGTAAAGAAGAACAATACTTCAAAGGTAAGTATTACATCTATAAAATAAGTGATAGGCAATTACTTACTGATAGAAACAGCGCATACACTATGTTCTGTATATCATATGAAGCGCTAGTAGATTTAAATATGAAACAATCTAAAGCGTATCGAGGAAACATCGGAGATATTGTTAAAGAGTTTTTAGGTAATGAAGGCTTTAATACTACTAAGAAATATACAATTGAGCCAACTAAAAATTCAACGAAGTATGTTTCTAACTTCTGGTCTCCTGTTAAGAATTTAAATTTCTTATCTACAAATGCATTGAATAACGATGGAAACGCATCTTATTTATTTTTCGAGAATAGAAGAGGATTTAATTTCGTAAGTCTTGATAAGCTCTATACACAAGATACATTTCAGAAGTTTATTAAAGACAACTATACACGTGATACTGATGGCAATACTTCAAAGCGTAATTTAAATAGAGATTACCAAAGAATTCTAGACTTTAAAGTTCGTGTTCCTTTTGATGCTTTAAAGTTTACTAATAGTGGAGCATACGCTTCTCGTTTATATTCATATGATCTAGTTAAGAAAAAATATTATGCTAAAGACTTTGATGCTTTAAGTGAGTTTAATAAGACTCCCCATTTAAATAAGAAACCTCTTTATACCACAGATAAACCTGTTTCTCCAGCTAATCTGATATTCAACGAGATTCGTCATTATGCAAGTCATAATGGATTCCCAGATACTAGCAACGTAGCTTTTCAACAACAGCGAAATTCAAAGTTAGGTTTGTTGCGTTCTTGTGTTGTTGAAATAAATGTATTTGGAAGAACTGATTATACTGTAGGACAAAAGGTGTATGTAGAAGTTCCCAAACCTACAGTTCTTTCAGAAAAAGATCAAGCTAATACTAATAGTCAGAACGGATTCATTGATACGACGTATTCTGGGAATTACATAATTACTGCAATAAACCATGTAATTTCACGTGAAAAACATACGTGTATCATAGAATTATCTAAAGAATCGATGATGGAATAATATGTTATATACCGGCTTAATTGAGGATCGCAATGATCCATTAAAACTTGGAAGATGCAAGGTGAGAATTGTAGGCCTGCACACGCACGACGCAGCAAAGCTTCCTACTGCTGATTTGCCTTGGGCAATTCCTATGCAGCCTATAACCTCAGCCGCTCTATCCGGGATAGGTACATCTCCTCTTGGATTAATTGAAGGCACTTG